TCCAAGACTGTGGCCAACACCAGTAGCCAGAATGCACAAAGACGGTGGAAATCCCTCGGAGTACAAGAGGAACGAAATCCCCCTAGCGGCACAGGCTGGTGGGCCATTGAACCCCGAGTGGGTAGAGTGGCTGATGGGGTGGCCGCTAGGGTGGACAGACTTAAAGCCATTGGAAACGGACAAGTCCCATTGTGTGCAGCAACCGCCTGGAGAATCTTAAATGAACCGACTTGAAGCAAACAAACTTTTGGACAAGCTCCGTGAAGGACACAAATTCACTTTCGAAGAAATCAGCGCCGCCCTCTACGCCACTGGTGATTTACATGACCCAATGCGAAGCGAGAGAGTGGAAGAGGCGGCACAAGGACAAAGTGCAGCAGTTAGGCAAGGTGAAAGCCATGAGCTGGTGGCTGCAAGTGAAAGCCGACATTCTCAGGATTCGTGGGCAGGATGGTCTCGATACCTTGATTGCAGAGCTAAATCGTGATGCAAATACACTTTCAAATTGAGGGCGACCCAAAGGGCAAAGGCAGACCTCGGTTTACCCGAGCCGGAAAATTCACTAGGGTTTACACTGACAAACAGACCTTAGACTACGAATCCTTGATTAAATCTTTTGCAATGGAAGCAATGGGTAGCACAGACCCGCTAGAAACGGCTGTGAGCGTCTTTTTATACATCAGACATCCAATTCCCAAGTCGTACTCAAAAAAGCGCACTGAGGCCTGTTTAAGCGGTTTGGAGCGCCCAACAAAGAAGCCAGACTGGGACAATGTGTCGAAAACAATCTGTGATGCCATGAACGGAATTGTTTACTTGGATGATGCACAGGTAGTAAATGCCCATGTAACCAAGGTTTATGCGTCTAATGCGGGTGTTGATGTGATGGTGATGGAGGTTGAATGAACCCCGAACAAGCAGCCCAAACAATCAGGGACAAAGCGCCAGCGTACGGCGAAGCTAAGGCGCAGCGGGTTTATCTTGAAGAATTCCGCAAGTCCAAAAAAGCCCTGCTGATGAAAGATGCGCTGAAATTAGGGGTCGAGGCAGCAAATGCTCAAGAGCGCGAAGCCTACGCAGACCCTGCTTATCACCAGTTGCTTAAAGGCCTGGCGCTGGCAATCGAGCAAGAAGAAACGCTGAAATGGGAGCTGGAGGCGGCAAGATTGGACATTGAAATCTGGAGAACAAGGGAAGCAACCAACCGGATGCAAGACAGGGCGCACCAATGATTTCAAAGCACCCCTATGTCAGAAGCAAAAAGCTCTTAAAACTGGTTGCAAGCCTTGACTGTCAATGCTGTGGGTCTGGTGAGATGGTCCAAGCTGCTCATACAAACTGGGGAGGCGGCAAAGGCAGGGGCATCAAGGCTGATGACAACCTTGTCGCTGCACTGTGCCTCAGATGCCATTATGAGATTGATGCAGGGGCTAAGTTGTCAAAAGAGGAAAGACAGCTAACTTGGAAGGCTGCGCACCATAAAACTGTTCGAGCGCTGACCAACAGTGGGCGATGGCCTGTTGACATACCTATACCTTTAATAGCAGAATAGGGGCGCTGACAAGCAGTTGCCAGCTTTAAGGGCTTCGGCCCTTTTTTTTAAGGACACCATGAACCCAGCAGATAAAGTTGAAAAATGGGCTATTGATAAGCTCATCCCCTACGCCCGAAACGCAAGAACTCACTCTGACGAGCAAGTCAGCCAGCTTGCGGCAAGCATCAAGGAATGGGGCTGGACAACGCCGGTGCTGGTGGACGAGCAGGGCGGCATCATCGCAGGGCATGGCAGGACACTAGCAGCGCAACGCCTAAAGATGAAAGAAGTGCCTGTTATGGTGGCAAAGGGCTGGAGCGATGCTAAGAAACGGGCTTATGTTTTGGCAGACAATAAATTAGCCATGAATGCAGGCTGGGACAATGAAATGCTGGCGCTGGAGCTGGCAGAGATCGGTGAGTTGGGTTTTGACCTTGACATGACAGGCTTTAAGGCTGAGGAAATTAAAGCATTGCAAGCACCAGACTTTGAACCAGCTACTGAGGATGACCAAGGCAAACTGGATGAGTTAGACCCAAAATGGATTGCTTGCCCACACTGCGGAAAAGAATTTGATGCAAGACAAGCCTGAGCTAAAGATTGACTGGGCTAGCCATGAAGCTGCGAAATATGCTTGCTTAAATTGGCATTACAGCAAAGCAGTGCCGATGCCGCCTATTGTAAAAATAGGGGTATGGGAAGACAATAAGTTTATCGGTGTTGTTTTGTTTTCACGGGGCGCAAGCCCTATGTTGGGCGCAGCTTACGGGCTTACACAAACTAAATGCTGTGAATTAACAAGAGTTGCATTAACTAAACATGTTACCCCTGTATCAAAAATAATTAGTATTGCAATTAAATTCTTAAAGAAAAACAATAAAGGTATTAAGCTAATTGTGAGTTTTGCAGATCAAATGCAAGGTCATCATGGCGGCATTTATCAAGCTGGAGGGTGGATATATTCAGGTACTTCAAATGAAAGTTTTGAATACATCGGTCCAAACGGAAAGAAATATTTACAAAGACAAGTCGCTGAATCGGGGCTTGTTAAGCAATTTGGAAAAACAACAAAAGTTTTTAAAAGAAGCGAGTGCATTGCTGTGCCTGTTCTCGGCAAACATCGTTACCTTATGCCACTTGACAAAGAGATGAGTGCTAAGATCGCACCACTGGCAAAACCATATCCTAAGCGGGTGAAGCAGGCAATGACTGGCGACCAGCCAGAACAGCGGCGGCGCGACACCGACCCACCCGCTCCAACATACGCAGAATCAGAACCTTTCGCGGAGGTTAGTAATGGCAACGAAAACTGAAAAATCGGTACTAAAAAAGGCTGGACCGAATGGCGGTGCTCGTGAAGGAGCTGGCAGACCGGCCTTTGAACCGACACCAGCCGAACGCAAGCAGGTCGAAGCCTTTAGCGGATACGGACTCCCTATTGAGCAGATTGCAGTGCTGGTGCGTGATGGCATCGACACTGATACCCTACGCAAACATTTTGCGACTGAGCTGCAATCAGGCAAAGCCAAAGCAAACGCCCAAGTTGGCAAGACCCTGTTCAGCAAGGTGATGGCTGGCGACACGACTGCAGCAATCTGGTGGAGCAAGACCCAGATGCGCTGGGCAGAAACCCAAAAGCATGAGGTAACAGGGGCTGACGGTGCGCCTCTAGAGTTCCGCGAAATAAGGCGAACCATTGTCAAGCATGAATGATGTGCTGGACTTGGCAACCCCGCCGTGGGCGCTGCCCCTGCTGGAACCTGCTCGATACAAAGGCGCATGGGGTGGGCGAGGCTCAGGCAAGTCCCACATGTTTGCCGAGATGATGATTGAAGGCCACATCATGGACCAGCGGCGGCGCAGCGTTTGCGTCCGTGAGATACAGAAGTCCTTAAATCAGTCCGTCAAGCGGCTGCTGGAGACCAAGATCGAGGACATGAACGCCGGTGCTTACTTTGAAGTACAGGATGCCGTCATCAAGTCCAAAAAGGGCGATGGGGCCATTATCTTTCAGGGTATGCAGAACCACACAGCCGACTCTATTAAGTCGCTAGAAGGATACGATTGCGCTTGGGTAGAGGAAGCTCAAAGTCTAAGTCAGACCAGCCTTGACCTGCTGAGGCCAACCATCCGCAAGCCTGGCTCTGAGCTTTGGTTCACATGGAACCCAAGGCAGAACAGCGACCCCGTAGATTTTCTGCTGCGTGGGCCAGAACCGCCAAGCGATGCTGCGGTGATTAAGGTTAACTTTGGCGACAACCCTTGGTTTCCACAAGTCCTCAAGGACGAAATGGAGTACGACAAGCGGCGCGACCCTGATAAGTATCAGCACGTTTGGATGGGTCAGTACTTACGGAATAGCAGCAGCAGGGTGTTCAGGAACTGGAAAATAGACGAGTTTGAAGCCCCAGCAGAAGTTATCCACAGGCTAGGGGCTGACTGGGGTTTCTCAGTTGACCCGACTGTATTGGTGCGATGCCACATAATCGGGCGCACGCTCTACATTGACTACGAAGCGTACATGGTGGGTTGCGAAATAGTTAATACGCCAGAGCTGTTCATGCAAGTGCCAGAGGCGGAAAAGTGGCCTATCGTTGCTGACTCAGCCCGACCCGAGACCATCAGCCACATGAAACGCAACGGCTTTCCTAAGATCATGACAGCGGTCAAAGGGCCAAAGTCGGTTGAGGAAGGCATCGAATTCCTGAAGAACTACGACATCGTGGTTCACCCTCGCTGCGTTCATACGATAGACGAATTGAGCCTGTACAGCTACAAATCAGACCCGCTAACTGGGCGAATCTTGCCCCAGCTTGAGGACAAAAAGAACCATGTAATTGATGCGTTGCGGTATGCCTGCGAGGGCATCAGACGAGCGACAATCACAAAACCGGCTATATTTACGCCATTGCCCAATGTCAAACGCTGGTAGATAATCGCCCCAAAAGGACAAACATGGCACGAATACCCAACGACCAACGCCTTGCCAATTTGCATGCTGAAGCCCTGCGGCAGTTCAACGACATTCAGACTGCGCTGCGGGACGAGCGCCTGCAATGCCTGCAAGACCGGCGTTTCTATTCCCTTTGTGGTGCTCAGTGGGAAGGTCCACTCTATGACCAATACGAAAACAAGCCGAGGTTTGAAGTCAACAAGATCATGTTGGCGGTCATTCGCATCGTCAACGAATACCGCAATAACCGCATCACTGTTGACTATGTAAGCAAGGACGGCACTGAGAACGACAAGCTGGCTGAAGTCTGTGATGGCCTTTATCGGGCTGACGAACAGGCATCGGTGGCTGATGAAGCCTACGACAACGCCTTTGAAGAGGCTGTCGGCGGTGGTATCGGGGCATGGCGGCTGCGGACAGTTTACGAAGATGAAGAGGACGATGAGGACGATAGGCAGCGGATTCGCTTTGAGCCAATTTACGATGCAGACAGCTCCGTATTCTTTGACTTGAACGCCAAGCGCCAAGATAAGTCAGACGCTAAGTTCTGCTTTGTGGTCACAAGCATGACCCGTGAG